ATGAAAGAAGTACATATAAAAGTATCTAATATATCCACTAAGCAATGGGCGGACTTGCTTTTAGAGTTAAACCTTGTTAAGTCTGCGTGGAAAAGATTTGGCCCTGATATAAACATTAAGGCCAGAAATTTTGATAAAATTGTGAGATGGGGACAACATATACATGGTGAAAACACTGATAATATTGATTTTACTTTTCGACGGAACACTCCTCCAAGAAAAATACGACCTAAATAGACCTATGGACGTTCATGAGTGTCTGTTGTTTGCAGATGATCATAGAGAAGCTATAGCCATTTATAAAGAATATCCAGAGGATTCAATGAAACAGGGTTGGTATTTAAATGATGGGAGAGGTACGTGGCAGGGGGTTATCTGTGAATAGACCCACCTTAACAAAAATAGTTTAGATGGGTGTGAAGGGAAAGATTTCCTTTAACATAATTTTAATTTAAAGTCAAGTTGTTTCACCGGCTCTACAGCTATAACTCATAGCAATCTTATTCTCATTAATATATTTATAACCCATTTTAGAAATCATGAATAAGGCTTCACTATGTGCACCACGGGTACACTCGTACCAAGTATCAAATTGTTTTGGAAATTCCATGGGAGGCAGACATGAGGTCTGATTCCCTAAAAAAGAGCACACCCATATTATTAGTGTAAATTTTATCATTGACAAAGCCTAATTTAGTCCTATATATTGCTCAGAAATAAATGAAAGGAACTATGACTGACATAACAAAATATAGAAATGTTTCGTTAACACACGAAACATACAAGACTTTGATTAATTTGTCGAAGGTATTATTACCTGATGCAAAATTATCAATTAGTAAGACCATCGAACAGATTGCAAATGAGAAAGCGAAGAAGTTAAATGGCAAAATTAAAAAAATATAGAGTACATAAAGCCATTTGTCCCATTTGTAATGGCAATGGCTTCGTAAAGATTATGAAAGAAGACTTAGAAGCACATATTCACCAATGCTGGGAATGTGACTCGGAAGGAGAATATTATATATATGAGCCCAAAACTCTTATCTCTGATAACGATGTTGATACTCTTACAAATAATGATGTACAGTTGCACTAAACCTAATGAAGGAAACTTCAATCCAATAACAAGTATAGTTAGATTGATGTACGCAGGCAAATGATTCAAGGAGATGGCAGAGAGTATGAAAAACTGGCAGAATGGGTAAAAACTCTTCCAATTTATAGTGAATCACCTAGGCAGATTATCACATGTGAGATTGGAGTTCGAGAAGGACTTGGATCTAAAATCATTATGGATGAAGTTACAGCGAGATTTCCAGGAGTAAGATACAAACATATTGCCATCGATCCTTATGGAAATTTAAAGTATCAACACTATGATACCGGTACAAAAGATACTGTAGATTTTCCTGTTCGAGCGGATTACACGAACAAGATGAGGGACCAAATGATAAAAGATTTTGTAAGGTATCCTGAATTTAAATTTCATAACATGACTGATACAGAGTTTATGAACAAACATCCTAACATCGGTCCATTTGATTTAGTATTCTTTGATGGTCCACACATGAGTAAAGATGTTATGACTGAGGCTATCTGGTTTGCTAACAGAAGTAGACGAGGTACTAGATTTATATTTGATGACCATTCTCACTATGAAATGAGTATTATTGCGTATGCTCTCACGGTATACGGATTTGAAACAATAGAATGTGGAGAAAGCAAAATATGCCTAGAGAGAAAAAAATAATAATAAAAGATTATATAAAAATGTGGACATCAGATATACCTGATGGCCATCAGATTAAGATTGCCCATGGTAAAGATATTCATACTTCTAAAGTATTAATAGTAGATTTAAAATGGCCTAATAGAAAGAGAGATCCAGGTGGAAGAGTCACAACTAACTACAAATGAATTAGCTTACATAGCCGGACTCTTTGATGGAGAGGGCTGTGTTACCTGTAAACAAAAGAAAACTAAACGCAAAGACCGGGGTGGAAAAGTTTATAACCAGTGGTACATCCGCTGTGAAATAGCCATGACCGATAAAGAAGTTATTCAATGGGTTCATGAAGTTTTAGGGTTTGGTTGGAGTGGAGAGAAAAGATATAATAACAAACCGAAGTATAAAAAACAATGGAGATGGAGTTGTGGTTATAGAGACGCTTTGGCGTTTGCTAAATTGATTTGGCCGTACACACAGGTTAAGCTTCATAAGTTAGAACAAATTATAGATCACTATGAACCCGACGCTCAAGAGCTGGGTGATAATGTAGTTGATTTAGAAAAAGAAAGACAAAACAGAAAGGAGGAAACATATGTTACAAAGCTATAGAGGATTATGGAAACATGGGGAAGCTAGTTATGCTTATCACATTCCATTACAATATGTAATAGTAGAAAAAGGACAGCACGGAAGTTTTAAGCATCCTTACAGTTGGATAAAAATCAGACCTTTATCTCATGGTCATACGAAGCAAGAAACTTATCCAGTTATTTGGACTCATTCTAAGGAGTCTGTTGATATAGTTCTTAAAGATCATACGTTCTGGATTCCAAGAAGAATCATTAGACGTGGTCCTAAGTCGTGGAAGAAACTTACCAATAGATGGGTTCATGAAAATACTTTCAGAACGTGTCTAGCCAGAGCTTATAAAGGAAATGAGGAGTATTTATCTCCAGGCTGGGGGTTCTAGAGTGAGAAAATTAAAAATGAAAATATTACTATGGATTCAGGGTTGGTCCGGTCAACTCAATTCATGGGCCTGGGGGAAATGGGATAAACTCCATCGACAAGATTGGCCGAAGAGAGATACTAGATTCGATCCTTTTAAAGGAACTGACATAGAAGGGAAAGATTAATGAATAAAATATTTATTATAATATTTACATTTCTAGGGTTGATGACTCTGCTTTCATTGTATATGCTACTGTTTGTATTATGATGAGCGAGCAGGATGTTTTAAGACATCACCAATTAATAGAAAAATTAGAAAAAAAGGCTAAGTCCTTGAATCAATTACCTAAATTGAAGCAAGATATTATTAAATCTCTGACGCAGAACGGCTTAAATAAAAAGTACGGTGGTCTGGTCGAGAATATAATAACGAGGAAATTGAGTGAAGCGAAGCGACAAGTATAACTATGTCCAGGGATCACGGTCCACGGAACATGGCTCACGGACCTATGCCGTGGCCGGAGAAAAATTACCCTCAGTAACAACAGTTCTTGCAAAAACAAAAGATCAGAGTTATTTAACCGCTTGGAAACAAAGGGTTGGTAATGAAGAAGCAGAACGAATTAAGAATATATCATCGAAGCGAGGGACTGCCATGCATAAATTCTTGGAGTCTCATGTCGAAGGTGTTGGTTACGATGATCTTACAACAGTCGGACGCCAGGCGCGTCCCATGGCCGATAAAATTATTGAGGTGGGTCTTGCACCAATTGAAGAATATTATGGCTCAGAAGTTACATTATATTATCCTGGCCTTTATGCTGGGAGTACTGATCTCGTCTGCCTTCACAATGGTTTAGAAACTATCGTAGATTTCAAACAATCTAACCGTCCAAAAAATAAAGACTGGATCGAAGATTATTTTTTACAAATTTCCGCCTATGCAATGGCGCATGACTATGTACATAGATCAGAGATTAGACAAGGTGTGATCATGATATGCACACCAGATTTATACTATCAAGAATTTAAAATCCAAGACGCCGAACTCCGAGATTGGAAACATAAATGGCTGGCGCGTCTGGATATGTATGGCAAAAATGTAGCTTAAATGTGTTCGAAAAGAGGCAAAAGTCCTTTTCTAGGGTGTCGGCATGGGTGTCGGCAGGGTGTCGGCAGGGTGTCGGCAGGGTGTCGGCATTTGGCTAAAAATTCTCTAAAACGGCAAACAGGGCCCAATGTTCTTGTTTTACCCTGAAACGCCGACACCCTGCCGACCCCCTGCCGACCCCCTGCCGACCCCTTGCCGACACCCCCCTTAAACAGCTATTATTCTTATATATCAAGGGTTATAAGCACATTTCAGCAAATGCCGACACCCTTTTCACATTTTTTTTTTTTTTAGCGCAGGAAAAAATATTTTTACCCTTTAAGGTGTCGACAGTTATGCTAGAACTAGGAATGCCTCAGAAAAGAAAATCCAAGAAAAGAACAAAGAGAAGAATCAAAAACAAAAAGTTGATCCCTTTAAATACTAAAGCTTTAGGAAATGATATTTCTAAATATCCATTTGTAGAAATAGAATGGGCAGATATTGAAGGGGATTCTGGTTGGTCCAATACAAGATCTTTAAACAAATCTGATTTGCCTATTTGTGTATCTAAAGGTTACTTACTAAGTCAAAAGAAGGGTATTACAAGAATTTTTTGTGACTTTATAAAAACAAAAGGTAAGGAGACATTTGAAGATGTTGGTAATACAACTATAATTCCAACGGCTGTAATTCAATCTATTAGAAAAATCTAATGGGTAATATTATCTATTACTTGTTGTTCATTCCCGTTTTTATTGTGCTTTTTTTCCTTTACGTCGCTTTTCTCTTCGTAGGTTGTATCTGGGAGTTTAGTCGAGATCTTTTTAGGAAGGGCTTTAACTTCTTTCTTAAGTTGTTCAAGAGGTTTTGCGTCTAGTATCGGACTGTATTGTTCTACAATTTCTTTCATTCTATTTTCTAGTTCTTGTTCACTCATATCTTCAAGTTTACCAGTTTTAATAATTTTTTGTTCGATATAGAGGCCTGCAGCTTTTCCTCTAGAGACTTCTGCGTTAACAGCTGATGAGAAGCTACCTTTTTTGAGAGCCTCTTCTCTAAGTCTTGCAAGCTCTTTGATATGTTTTTCGAATGTAACTTCATATTTGTTTTGTACTTCCTCTCTTAATTCACCTATAAATTTAACTACGAGTGGGTATCTCTTTGGATTACGTAATTCACTTGCTCTTACCCGCGCGGACTCCGGGGCATAACCTGCTTCTTTAGCACATTCGTAAGGAGTCATACGTCCTTCATTGTATACGTATAATTCTGAAAATCTTTGTTGTTGGTCTGTGAGTCGTTTAGGTACGCCCATATTGAGTTATCCTTATAAGCTAAAAGTGGTCATCAAAGGATTTCGCCCTGAGTGACCACATAAAGGTCCTGTTTGAACTTCGTGTGGTGGAGTCCATCCAAACAAGACCAAGCTTGACTTTTACAGTAAATTAAAGTAAAAGTCAAGTATGGATTTAGAAGAAAGAATAGAGCAGTTAGAAAAACAGAAAGAGATTTTAAAGACTTCGATTAGAAATTTTAAAACCAATAGACCTTTAGATACTATGGATGAGGTGGCTTATCGTGAGGTTCAGTTGGATAATAAAAATTTAAAAGCTAAGCTCAATGAGATGGAAGGTGGGTTACGTGCCGCTCAAGATATTAATGAGGATCATCAAAGATATAACTCAAAATTACAAATTAGATTGACAGAAGTTGAGGAAGATAATAAGAAGCTGGCTCACCAAATTGAAGATCAAGTTAATAAGTTTAGAAGCTCCGGTATGTAATGTTAAAGTCACAAGAATTAGAGAAAGTTATTAGACATTTTAATGCAGGCAGTACAGCTGCCAAAGACGCCAGAGTCTCTGTTGAAACTCCAGACGGTACTATGTGGGACATTAATAAAATATTTTTAGCAGAGAATAAAATCATTGGAGTTAGAGAAACTCACCGAGTTGTAATTAAAATTGCAACCGAAATAGCCTCTCCCGGCGCCATAATTAGAAAGGTGTGATTACTTTAAAATCCGTATGGGTCCAGAGCGCAAATTATACCAAGAACTTAAGAAGAATACCCCAGGTATTATCTGGAATCGCATTGAAAACCTTGC